CAATACCAATTAAATAGATCTAATTCTTCAAAATCTTCATCATCTACTAAAACACACTTATTTTTAGCTAATTGAATTTTTTTCATATTAATTTAGTTTCTTATATAAGTCGTTAATTACGTCTTGTAATTCCATTTTTCCTGGTTCAAATAATTGAACTGTGTTCTCTCTTTTTGGTAAACTGGCCCCACCTGTCTCCTTCCAAAAATGTATGAATATTTGTGGTATTCCTAAATAATGCGCCAATATTCCTATGGCACTGTGGGTTGAAACTACCATACAACACATCATAAGTTCTTCGTACACATCTACCAAAGATTTACCATGTATTTTTATAGCATTTGGTACTGGTCTATCAGCTAAGAATCCGAATGACTTGACATCACCAGGATAATCTATAACATATAATGGTGCATAGATCTTAAATCTACTAATAGTCGCAGCCTGAACTCCTATATAATCATCTTCTCTTATATAATTACCCACTCTTACATCTGGTACTTCTGCACAAACCCAAGGTATCTTCTGGAAATCAATACCAATGTCTTTACTAGATACAAACTCACCATTTAACCCATCAGGGTTATTATCTGTAAATTTTGGTGATATTATAGCATCATAATTATACATCTCATCAAATGTTTCACCGGTATCTTTCAAAAATTTAATAATACTAGTCATATCAGAATTAACTAGTCCATCTGAAAATGTTGTGGTATATCTTTTGTCTATCAATCCAATATGTTCTAACAGTTCAGCTGCTTGTGACTCATACGAACCATGAACTGTATGTACCTCAAAATTTTTAGCTTTCAATTCCTTAAGTAATGGTATTGAATGTAAATAATCACCAACTCTTGTACCGCCAAACTTCACTAAAACCTTACTCATACCATCTCCTATTACTAACCTTGTTTTAAATTTATTTTTTGTACTACATTATTTAATTTTCCCTTTTCTTTCATAACAGCTTTAAAATTCTTAGCTACTTTTTTTCTAAATCTTTTATTTAATTTAAGTAGACTATAAGAAAGAAAATCTCTAGATATCATTTGTCCTTTAGGTGTACCATTAATTATGTAATCAATATAAGGAACATCTTCCTTACTAACACCAACTCTTAATTCATCTTTTCTATCCCCTTTGAAAATTTTTATATTATCGCTAAGATGTATATTAGAATATTTACCACGTTTAGGATCTGGCTGTCTATGAACAATTGGTATTCCTCTGTGAGGAATTGGTGCTAGACTTGGAGAAAGTGTACTATAAGGATGACCTTTATTCTTTAACCATTTAGGAGTATGTTCATCTACAACAGAAACATTTTTTATCATTTCTTTTTGCAGTTGCTCTGCCATTTGATTAACTGTTTTAGTTGTACGTTTTCTAATTTTAATTGACAGTTTAACTAAATCATTCTCTAAATCATCTAAAGTTTTTGGTTTACATCCACAACTATGTCCCATCTTATGCCACCACTTTCTTAATACAAATTAATTTGTTACGTTATACCAGACCTTCAAGATGTCCTGCAGATACTTGGCTTTGATGTCCTACTATATCATCTATAACCTTTGTATTCTCAGCACACATGTTTTTAAATGGGTGACCATCCTGTAATAGATTAGCTACCTGATTAAAGTAGATTCTGGCTTTGTTTAAGTACAAATAACCCAAATCTTTTTGTGCTTGATAAAAATTATGATCCAATTCATAAGCCTGTAATAGATTTTCTTCAGCTTCATCCACAAACCCCTCTTCAAGATAATGTATTGCTACAGCATAAAATGGTCTTGGATCTTTAGGGTGTAACTCTATTTGTTTCTTATTCAACTTAAAGTAATTCTGCATCTTCTTTCTAATATGATCTTGTGGTTTTAAGTATCCAAAATGGCTAAGTCTCATTGGCGCTTTACCAATTTTAAATTGGTGATTATTCTGATTAATAGTCTCATGTACTAAACCAGAATATGTAAACCCACATGATTTCTTAAATATTCTTACAGTTTCAGACAATGAATACCTATTATCTGGCATAAGATTATTTACGTAGAACATATAACCGTCCATATCAGCATCAATCATTCTTCTTACTGTGTTAAGATGGTCTATGTGTTCATCAATATCCATATGTAATACCCATGTGGACGTTACATTTTCAAGAGCCACGTTTCTGGATTTTCCATAGTTTAGTATTTTATCACCATCACAATCAATATACAAATCATCACTTCCTATAATTACTTTCACACCAAATAGTTTAGCTAAGTAGATACTATCATCTGTTGAACCAGTATCTACAATTATAGCCTCATCTAGGAATGGCATGTATGATCTTAAGAAATCAAATAAACCTGATTGCTCATTTTTCATAATAGTACATAATGATATAGAACTATCTTCTATCCATTTTCTAAGTACTAGAGGATTCTCATTAATCAAATGCTTATAATCTTTATGACCAATCAATGCAGGATTCTTATCGGTATCCATCTTTTCATACCATTCATATTTCCTTTGTCTTTGAGTGGGATGTACGTAACCATAATGTTTAATCCTAATATTTGATAGTCTTTGCATATCACCCGGAACATTTGGTATATTACCTACGTGGAATGTACTCTTAGCTCCCATATAAATTACAGGGTCAGCAGTTAATCGTACTAATCTTGTACCACACATTGTTTTCCATACATCACCAGCATTATAATGTTCTTCATCATTCCAAAACGTGTAATAATGTACTTGGTAACCTTGAGTCATAGGATCTGGTGTACCAATAAGCCTATCTATTAGTTTTCTATCTACCTTATCCTCTACAATCTCATCTGCATCAAGGCTAAATACCCAATCCATTTTAGCTTCTTTAGCCATATGTAGTAATTCATTCCTATCTCTACGTTCATCAAAAAATCTTTCGTATGATTTAAATGTAACATCACAAGATACTTTTGTTTTTATTACCTCAGCTTTATATGATATTGGTGAATTATCATCTAATATAAAAATATGATCTGCAAACGTAGCTGATTTTGCCAATGATCTTTTGAATACATTTAAATCATAATCGTCACGTATCTTGACACGATATATAACACCAAGAGTTTGTTTCTCTTTAGCTCTTTCTGCATACTTCTCTATCAAATCTTTAATGTGTGAAGTACCACGTTTAAGTTCTGGCATTCTATCTATAGTTTTTGAACCGTAGTGCCAAACAAATATATCTTTACATACAATACTAATAAAACCAGCTTCATACGCTCTTACTGCTATGTCTACATCCTCACAGCCAGCAAAGAAACGTTCATCAAATAGTCCTATAGTGTCAAATACTTCCTTATGTACAAACATCATCAAACCAGATACAACTCCTATAGTTTGAATCTTTCTGTAGTTTTTAGTATATACATCTTTTGCTGTAGCTTCAAACTGTTGTCTACTAGAGCATGGTTGCTGTTGTGCTCTCATACCAACATAATTTGACATAGGAACTGCAATAGAAGCGTTCTTTGTACCAGAGATCCTTTTATATTCTTTACAATCCGTCTCAAACTTCTTTAGGAAACCCTTTGGTACAACTATATCATCATTCAATATGACTATCCACTCACCAGTAGCAGCTTTAATACCTTTGTTTACAGCTTTACCAAAACCCTCATTTGTTTCATTCTTAATTACAGAAACTTTGTCTTCATGGTCTAGATCTTCTATAAAATTTATTGTTTCATCTGTACATCCATTACTAACCACAATTACTTCTACATCTTCTTTATTAGAATTGGCTTTAACATAACTTACACACTCTCTTAAATAATTAAAATTGTTTGATGTTGGTATTATTACAGAATACTTACTCAAAACTACACCTCTTTCTTAAAATTCATATACATAAATTAAACTATTTTTATTTATTCTGTTTATTCTGTTTATTATTCTTCTTCTTCGGTTTATTCTTCTTCTTCGGTTTCATATGTTCTGACATTATAAAGTTCCCTTCTTTTGGCTTTGTTAATTTGATTCTTATAAAACCTCTTTAAATTACGTGTAGCCACAGTGTTACAATATAGGTTACACCACTTTCTTTCTGATAAAGCTAATGATTCTCTCTTACTTGTAGGTTTAGACATTATGGATTGTTACTATCTGGTATTTCTAATAACTCGACTTCTTGATGGTTTATATTACCAAATAGGTTTGCTGGAAAATTAATACCCATTACTTCAAATGTACGACCAACTACTTGTATATAATCTTTTATTTTAATTGTTGTATCAAATCTAGTAAACAAAATTGGATTAGTATTTACTTCTATACCAGCTCTAATTTCTTCAAACGATCTTTTTCTGTTGCTAATACGACCTTTATAGTTAGAACCAACTGTAGTCCTAAACGGTATAGGTGATCCCACAGGTGTACTTTGAAATAATTCTATTATACCAGTTGTTGCTTCATCTGTCAAGTTATTTACTGCGACAGTAGTTATTGTTGAAAATGTGTTTAGTGAAATTAATTCACCGTTTGCGGGAAATGTTAATGTTTCAAATGTGGTACCATCTGTTAATACTATGCTACCACTACCATTTGTAAAACCACTTACTTTCACACCAACATTAGTATCTTCAGATAATGTGCTGTTTAATGTATTTACACCATTTGTTGGTGGGTCTAATATATTAAGCGTTGAAGATATAGTCTCTAGTTTAAATGTCTCTACAAAATATCTGTCTATCATAGTTACCTTTGTTGATTATATGTATGTGTAGTTTTAGAAAGTCCTAGATCCCTATACTCATGTAATATAGATAATATATCAGTTATTTCTTTGGTAACTGAATCATCTTTAGTTTCAAATGAAAAATCTCCCATCGTCATCTTTTTTAATCCTGCTGTCTTTCTCCTAGCCCAAAAGAAATTAACTAACTCCATACAAACAGTTCTTGCTATTGCTGGTGGATTCTGACCAAATGATACACTTAAACTAAAATTTCCTGTAAATGCATTATCTAATATAATCTTACCAATACTATCTACACGTTGATAATCTACACCAGACTCTATACTTGAAATACCTACGATTGGATACTTTCTTAATATTATTATATCCATATTTGATACATTATATAGTGTTTCATCTGAGCCATATTCTACCTCAAATGTATATCCTATATAATCATCTATTTGTTTTGTGGCTGAAACTATGAGACCATTTATTAGATTATCTGTACTAGTATCTGTTACATTTATATACTCTTTTGTTTCTGATAAAGTTGCGTAAGTAGCCATTATGTATACCTCTATATATTCTTATGAACTTCAAAATTACCTATATCTGATCTCCACTCACCACCACTACTTGAAACTATATATCCTTGTATCTTCCACCATCCAATTTGATCTAAATCATTTAATATTGTAGTGTAGTAGATTTTTCCATCAGTACCATCTGTTGTAAATGTACCAGCATTAGTTAATGAAGTACCATCAGGTTTACCTAATATAATATCCTTTGTTGTTGCACCTGATATATCTACTATACTAGTACCATCTTTAATTGTAGTAGTTAGTACAGTACCAATGTCTAATTTATGAATTTCTAAACTTGCCATATTATAACTCCAAATTAAAATTTCTAGCTTGATCAATATATAATGTAAAATCTCTGGCTTGATCAATATATAATGTAAAATTAATGGCTGTCTCACTAATAACTACAATTACTGCTGCTGACGCTGGTGTAATACCGTTATACATCCATGAAGCTGCTATTGTTTCATCTAAATCTATAGTACCATCTGTTACCACTCCGTTATAAAATGGTAATAGAAAATTAGATGCTGACGCTCTTTTAGCTGATGTGTCTATTGCCATTTATTAAGCTCCTGTAATAAACTCACCTCTAGTAAACGTATTTCCTGCTGCTGAAATAGTGGATATGTGATCTATTATAGTTCCTGCATCATCATAAACTTTTATTGATGTATTACCAGTTATTACCTTATTTCTCATAAACTTATAAAGATAATCTACTTTTGTTGCCATATCTGGATTAACTGCTAGAGCACCTTGACCTGGTTCACCTCTAACGTCATCTAACATAGCCAATATTGCATCTACTATAGAATCTAATCTTCCACCATCAACCCAATCAGTTTGTAGTTCATTTGTATCTGCCAATATTGTAGTTAAGTCAGTTGTTAAATCAGTTAAACCAGCACCACCAATACCTATTCTAGTATAGCTATCTCCTGTTTGTGGTGTATGGTTATTTATATTATCTAAGTATCCTGCTCTTGCACTAGTATAATCAGAAGCTAAAGCCGCACTATTTGTTCCTCTCATATCAGTGTTGGATGTAACCAAATCTACTTTGGTTACATTACCATTTGACTCTATACCAAGAGAAGAGAAATTAGTTGGTACATCTGATGCCAATAAAGCACTATCTGTACCTACCATTACAGAACCACTTATACCTGCAACTGATGAAACTGTTAGCCTTAAATCACTTGCTATCTTTATAAGGCCACTTGTTAAATCATCTATTAAATCAACATAACCTTCTATATTTGTTAAACTGTGTGTATCTTTAACAAATGTAGTACCTTTAATATCTGTTAAATGGTTATTAAGTGTTGTTCCTGTATCTGTAAGAATAGAAGAAATATTTGCTGTATGATTTGCTGTTTGTTTAGTGTTACCTGTATAAGTGGTTATAGTATCAACTAGTTGCATATCTGTAGCTGATAAATCATTAACACTTGTAGGATTTTCTACATTAGCCCAATCTACTCCTATATTGCCAGATGCTGTAAGATTGAGTGTTTGTGGTATCTTAGTATCATTTAATGAATTAGTATCTACAAGTATGCTATTAATGTCTGCGCCATTATCATTTGCTGTTTGTGCCGTACCTGCAACACTTGCTATATCAGTTCTACCAGTTGATGCTTCTACTGATAAGTCAGGAAAATTAGCTGGTGTTGTGTATATTGCACCGGGAACTCCTATAACTTGAATATTGCCAGTAGAACTAGCAGGAAATAATCTTATATATTCTCCATTAGTTTCTGCTTGCGTTAGATCAAATTCATAATAACCATCTTCTAATTCTGTTGGATTAATATCATTTGTGGCAGTTGATACACCACCATCTATTTTTATATTTGCTGTAATTTGTGTAGCATCACCAATTTTGGCTGTGTTATCTGTTATATCAAACGCAAATATTGTCCATTTTTGGTTAAAAATATTTTTTTGCATCTACTACTCCTTTATTTTACATATTTTCATCAGCCAATAAAGCTGTGTAATAATACATAGCTGCCATAAATGCACCTGCCTCTACTGCACCACTCCATACTATACTTGGGTATTCCCATATAAGATGTTGTTTATCACCATCATTACCTATATCATTTGATATAGGAATTGGTGTATTCCAATTTTGGTGATAAGATATTAAAGCAAATTTTTCATTATCTGCTGTTATAGCCATTTAAGCTCCTGTGATAAACTCACCTCTTGTTACAGTACCACCAACAGAACTTACTGGTGATAATTGATCTATAGTTGTACCAGCATTATCATAGACTCTAACATTAATACCATCATTTGTTATTTTATTTCTCATAAACTTATACATATAACTCAACTTATCTTTTATTGAAGCTGTTACTGCTGGTGCGCCTTGACCTGGTTCACCATAAGTTGTAGTAGTTAATGCTGTATCAACTTCAGTATTTACACTAGCTTTTTGTGTAGTGGTTAAGTCAATATCATCTGTACTTGCAATATTAACATCTGGTGCTCCACTACCTGTAGTTACCGATGTTCCTAACCAACTTCCAACATCTACTCTATTATTTACATCAATCATATTTGAAACATCTGTAGCAACATCTACACCTTGAGCATTAGTTATAGTTCCTACAATTACAGAATCTATATCAGATGGTATATTTACAGAATCTAATTCAGAAAGTCTTACTTCTGTATTAATAGATGCTATAGCTAGATGTGTAAGTCCTACGCCAGCAAAACCAACTCTAGCCATTATCTCATCTTTATCAGATGTTGATTCTGTTCTAGTTGGTGAGTCATAGCTAGATAAAGCAGTATCTACCTCACCTTGTATATTAATAAGAGATACTATATCTGGTATTTTTGTATCATTTAAACTTGTAGTATCTACTTCTATGATATCTACCTGATTAGCCATTTTACCTGTTGTAACTGCATCGAGTTCACTTAACCTTGCTTCTGTAGCTACACTTGCCAGTGCTGCACTATCTGTACCACGCATTGCTGTTGTTGGGATAGCATCTATACTAGCTTTTAATGCAGTAAGACCATCTGTAGCATTACTCAAATCAGTATTTACCACTCCGATTTGAGTCTCATTAGTATCACCTTGCGTTGTTAATTCATCAAGAATAGTATCTAATCTACCAGCATCAATCCAATCAGTAAGAATGGCCATTCTTGCAGAGGTTATCTCATCTACAAGTAACTTACCCACACTACCTGCTGTTACAATTGCTGAATTAAGTTGATGCCATATTGCTAATATACCTGTAGTTGATAATACATAGCCAGTTTTTGTAGAATTTGTATCTATCTCCTGCCTAACTTCAATTGCAGTTGGTACAGTGCCTGCGGCATCCGGTACTGTAGTATTAGCTCCGTCTGTGCCTCTCATAGCAGTCGTTGGAATTGCATCAAGTAAAACATCAAGCCTACCCGCATTAATCCAATCGTCAAGTACTTGTGCCCTAGCGGCTGTCATTCTTGCTGTATCTGTACTTATGGTTGTTAATGCTCCTGCATCTGGAAGAAGATCAGTAACAGCTTTTATAGCATCCACTAACAAGTCTAATCTACCACCATTAACCCAATCAGTAAGCGTTGACATACGTACTGATGTAATTTCATCTTTTAACAATTTACCCATAGATCCAGCTGTAACAATTGCGGAATTTAATTGGTGCCAGATTGCTAATATTCCAGCAGTCGATAAGCTAAAATCTGTTTTATCTGTCAACGCTCCATCTGTACCTCTCATTGGAGTTGTTGGGATAGCGTCTACTATTGTTTTCAGTGCTCCTAAACCATCAGTTACATTTGCTAAATCAACAGCCGCAGCTGAACTTCTTATAGTAAATTCTCCTACCACTTCACCAACAACTGATACACTATCTACTGTACCTGTTGTAATAACAAGTGAATAGCTTTTACCATTTTCATACCCATTAGCTGATGTAGCAACTATGGTAGTTTGATTTAATCCTACTACACTATCATAATCAACGCTAATACTTACACCTGTAGTTATCTGTACTAAATTATTTTCCTCATAAATAGAAATAACTGGAGTTCCTGCAAGTACTGTTGGTATTCCAGTTGCAAAAGATCTCGTTGTAAATAATATATATATAGTATCTTCTAATGTTATATCTCTCATCCTGCTAATCCTCCACCTTTCCCAGCTATTCCACCATAACCAGCCAAACCACCATATCTTGCTAAACTACTCATAATTCTCCCACTTCCTACAACTGGTGCTTTTCCTATAAATCTTTGTTTTAATCTAAAATCTGCAAATGGGTCAATATAAAGTTGCATGATTTCATTTGAGTTTAATGTCCGATTGTATGTACTCGCAGAGCCTAAGAGGCCATTAAGATAATCAGCTGGAGTATCTAATTCATTTCCAAAAGAGGCTACCCCTGAGCCAAATCCAGCAAATGTATTAGTGGAGGTATTAACCTCTACTCCATCTATATACATTCTATATATTGTGTTATCATATGTTATTACAACCGAACGCCAATCCCCAAAAAGATTTGGTAGTGTTTCAATAGTTACAAACGTAAAACCAGATCCATTGTGGTATCCTAGCGCTAACGCATCATTTGGGTTGGAATCATCAAACCTGAGCATTATGGCCGAACCTGTCGCGGCTCGTCTAAAAGATACTAGCCTCTCATTACTGCCAGAGAGAGTACTGTTGGGCATTTTAAATGAGATCGAAATTGACCAGTTATTATCATTAGTAATGACCTGATTTGATGGAGGCAGGGACACGTAGTCGTTTGTTCCATCAAAACTTAATACATACCCTTTTTCTCCAACAACCCATGACGTACCATTCATTAGCGTGCCATGTTTGCTATAACCTGATACATCATATAATGTCTGCCCCTGTACTCCTAGACTAGGAACCCAATGTCCAACTTTACCTTTCCATAATCCTTGATTTTCAGATTCAGAAGCATTACGTGCAAAACCTTGTTGAAATGATGGTCTTATTAAATTTGTTACCATTTAGTTTTCCTTTACGCAGCAGCTTGTATATTGATAATTCTAGGTGTTGCTACAACATAAATATTATCTGCATCTCCACCAGCTACCATAGCCACACCAGCATTATTCTGCACTACTAATGATCCATATAAATACGGCATAATAATTGTTCCAATATTTGCATTAATGTTAATTACATTATTCCTTAAAGTCATTATGCCAATAAGAATCAATTGATCTGTTCCTGCTACAGTATATGCAAGATCAGTACCTGAACACCCACCACTATTGCCATTTGCTGCTGTTGAATTTGGTGAAGGATTCCACCATAGAATCATATCAGTGCCTGCAGCAGGAGTTGCTGTATGCTCAAAAACAGCACCAAAAGTCCACTCCATTGGCCAAGCTGTGCCTGTATCAGCTAATGTGGCTGTCTTAGCAGATTGCCAATAAGCAGCATCTGCTATAACACTCATATTCATCTGAACCTCTGTAGGTGTACCAATAGATATATCATTAACTGCTAATGGGTCTGTAGCAGGGAAAACAAAGTCTGTTGCATGATCTGCAAAAATTAACTGTGTTCCATATTCTTGTAGTATTTTATTTGTTGCCATTATGCTTTAGCCTCCTGTACATGTCCTTCTCTGACTTTTCCAATTCCTAATTCCTGCCCTCTACTTACACCACTTTTTCTTGCTATAGATAAAGCAACTATAGTATTACTTCCACCTCCAAATGTATCTGTAAATAGATCAGCTTCGATACCAAATGGATTAATGGTTCCAACATGAATTATATCCCATATAAGTTGTTTGTTTGCATTTGAAAGAGCGTTAAATTCTTTCTTATCTATTGAATTTAATATTTCACTTCCTAACATTGATGATTTGTTTGTAGTTCTATCCACACTATTCATACTAGTAACAATTTGTGCTGGTGTCATTCCAGAATATCCACGAACCAATGGATCAGTATCTATTTCTACTTTTAAAATTTTTATATTCATTTACCACCTTTTATTTTTCTTGTAAATCTTTGATAGTATAACCAAATTTCTCTAATCTTTTAGCAACATGTTCTTTGTCTGTATAACCAACACCCTTCCTTATTATTACAACTTCATCATATGTTGGTTCTTTATACTCATTAATATCAGACCACATTGCCGGTCCTTTTAATTCAAATCTCTTTTTTTCCAAAATAATCTCCTATTTCTTTTTAGAAAACAACCTCCAGAAAAACTTAATTCCCTGGTCTAAAACATTAACAATCCCTAAATTACCAACTACTGTAGCTTCTGGGTTTGATACACCACCACCTGCAAAATATGTGATTATACCTGATAAAATACCAGTGCTCATAGTTCTTGCAAACTTACCCATATTAAAATCCTCTACAACACCTTCTGCTTTTGCTTTTTCCTTTTTAGCAACATAAGTACCAATACTTGTAGTAAGTGCTGAACCTAATCCTATTACTAAATTAATTAACATAATTTCCCACATAATATTCTCCTAAAATTAAAATATATTATTCCATTCCTGTGTTTGAAGGTATTAACGGTACGGTAAATGTTCCATTATACCAAACTCCTGCATCATATCTATAAGTCTTACCAACACTATTATAGTTAGCAAATCTAAACATTATATGTTTATCTTCTGGTACATTAACAATAACTGCAATATTAGATGATGTGTTACTTACTTCTACCCATGTTATACCTAGATCATCTGACTCTTCTACTATATATCCTATAGCTAATGTGTCTAAATCACACTTAACAGTTAAATCTTTAGCAAACACTACGCTACTTACTAACAACGCACCACTTAGAATTAAACTAAATAACATATTCTTCATAAATCACCTTTATCCTTATAAAATGTGCCCTCTACAATTAAGAGAGGGCACATAAAAAAATTACATTACAGCTTACTGATTATCGAAACCTACTAACATTGCATTGTTTATAGTATTTCTCATTACAAAGGCAACATCTTCAAAAATATCAAACTGATCAAATTGTGAACTTGTCTTACTTAACGGTGATACAGTTACATCATTCATATAACCGACCCAGAACTCAGAAGTGTCTAATACAAATAAGTGAGAAGTATCACCAGTTGTACCAACAACCTGTGTTCCATCAAACCAGAAGTCATTAGTAACGTTAGTTGATGCGAATATTGGAATATCATCGTAAGATAATACTCTAAATCCACCAGCAACCTCAGTTGTATTGACAAATCTTTGCTCACCTTGAAGTAGAGCATTTATCCTTCTCCTAGATTGTTTTGATGTTACCATTAAATCTGGTGAACCAGCACATTGATCAACAGTTTCATCTATTTTGGTGAGAGTCAAAGCTCCTCCACCAGCAACAGTTGATGCTTTAACTATCTGAGATCCAGTAATTAAAGTTGTTAAACCATCTGGCTGTGTAGAATTTACTGAGTTATTACCGTAGAACATAGCATTCTCTTCTAAATCCTTAAAAGCTCTTGCTCTAGATTCTATTTCCTCAGACAATACATCAATATAACTACGACCTGCATCTTGTGCAAACCTAGTTACTTTACCTCTTGCCAATAGTGTTCTGAATTGGAAAGAAAATCTTGCCTGTGAAGTATTATCTATATCTGGTTCTGTTAAATCATTTACCCATTGTGCTACTGTATTTGCAGCGGCAGCACTACGCCTGTTTAACAACCAAGAATCAGAATTTCTCTGCTTCCTTGGTATATTTTGTCTAAGAGGATTTTTGTACTCTATAATTTCTGTTACGATCTTATCTACTTCTGGTTGAATTAATACACCTTGTGTACCTCCATCATAACTAAGAGACCTCTTAATTTCTGTTTGCCATTTATTACCCATATTAAATCTCCTTCTATTTAAAATTTACTATTATTTCTCTTCTTTAATTTTTTCTGCTCTATCATTAAGTGCTTGTAACTTTTCAGACCAACTAAGTGCTTTATACTTAGCAGATTTAGTTATGTCCTCATCTTCTGCTTTCTCACCACGAATATCTTCTTTGTGACTCTCAGAACCAACACCTTTTCTGATAGGTAGCGTAGATTTTACTGCTTCGGCCAGTCCTGCTATAGACCTTTCCAGTGAAGTAATCCTATCATCTTCTTTTGCTGGTGCATCTTCTTTCTTCTCAACCTTATCGGCAGATTTTTCTATATCCACTTCTTTATCCTCCTCTTTTTCTTTTTCTATGGTTTCGTCAGCTTCCTTTTTAGCAGACTTTTCAACCACATCTTTAGCTGTTGATGCAAGTGCAACTACTGATTCCTTAATGTCTGTAAATCTAGCTTCAAAAACACTATCTACTGCTTTGACAATATCCTCAAGTGTTAGACTCTTAGCAACAGAACCTTCACCTTCTATAGCTTTGGTTGCCTTTAAAAAATCAAGAACACTTCTAAGCGTATTAACCTGAACTTCTTTATCCTCAGAACGTAATGCATCTTCTACAGAATCTACCATCAAATCAATTGCCTTGGCATCTCTCTCAACAGTTCCATCTACAGTTTCTTGATTCTTTGTTATTTTAGTTTCTTTCTTCTTATTCGCCATCTTACTCTCCTTATTAGTTTTCATTGATTTTTCTACGTAAAATGCCATCGTTCTTGCGCTAGCATCTGCTGGTACAGTTACCAATGATGTTTCAAATAATCTCATTTGGTTCACATACTTTACTACCTTATCTAAACCTTTAACAAATTTCTCGGTAAAATCTAATGCAGTACCACTCACACTAAATTTATTAAGAACCTCTTCTTGTATCTTAAGCCAAATATCTGGTACAGTCTTAGAAATCAATGCTTTAATCCACAAAGCTCTCTGTTCTGGTTGATATTTAACTTCTAATATCTTACCTATCTCTTTATCTCTGTCATGGTTATACAAGAGTGTAGTATATTTTCTCAAATCACCTTCAGCACCAATCAACGCTTCTTCTGAAATATATAAACCGTCAACATCCAGATCAGCAGTAGTGGCTATCCCCTCTATAATCCAACGACCTTCAGTATCTGCATGTCTTGTGATATGCAGATCAGTACTTATTTTAAATTCTTTACTCATTACCAATACCTCCCAAACCAGAAAGTTTATTTACTTCATTTTGAGTCCAGTGGTGTTTACTTACTGTATCTTCAATAAACTCGTTCATAGTAACAGAAAAATAATGTGGTGATGCCATACCATCTTTAAAAATTAACAACATACCAACAGGAGCATCTAACATTCTTACAAGAATTTTTTGCAATGGTTGTGTTTGCATCAACCCACTTATAAAACCACCTAAATCTTCTATTATATATTTACGACCACTATCATCCATAAAATATCCACCAGAATAAGCATCACAAACTTGAGTTGGTGTAACAATATGTTCTAATACACCACAACGCATATTATAAAAATATGTACAATATTCACACATAGCTGTACTAAACTCGAAATCTCTTAATCTTACTTCCATATCACCAACAAACCTAAAAAAATCCTTTGTTTTACCTTTGGTCTTTATTACTTCATCTTTTACATGTGATCTTTCTATACCACATTCACCACCACTTCTATCCAGAGGAACTTTATAATCTCTACCTCGTGAACGGAATTCTTCTACAATTAAATTTGCCATTTCTTGCAACTGATCTTTAGTAAAACCATAAACAGGTTTACTAGTTCTGTTTGCTGTCTCATAAAATGTTTTAATTATAGATTCTCTGAACAATAAGCCTTCATCATCTAAATCTGCCAAAACAACTTCTTTGGACAGATCATATATCTCTTCATCTTCTATTTCTTCAGCCATAACTACTCCTTACTATTTATTTTACATATTCAGATTCATACAAACAAATACTATTTACTTCTCTACCTAACTTACTTACAATATCTTGTAATTTTTTATTTTTCCACCATCTTTTTACTGCTAAAAATTGTTTTTTCTTCCTATCGTCAGACCATTTTATACCGTAATTATAATTATTTTTACCTCTAACGCCTTCAGATATTTTATCTTTAGTTTCTTGTGTTCTTTTTAATCCGTAGTTAGGGGCATCTTTACCAAATTTTCCATACATATGATTTTTCTCTCCTATACGAGATAAAGATAAATTTTTTCTATGTTCTTCTGTTATATTTTTGCCATACATAGCATTTTTATTACCTGTACCATGAATAACTCCATGTTCTTTTTTAGTTATTTTAATCAAATTACTAATGCTATCATTTAATTTATTTCCATCTTTATGATGTATAACACAATTATCATTATATACTATTTTATCGTACGTATTGTTCAAATTCCAAACTATTCTAGCTAACATAATAGTTGCATAATATTTTACACCATCTTCTATTAGTGTACGTTTACAAAATCGTCTTCCTTCTTTCATATAACATTCATCAAATAATTTTTTGACTTCATCTTCTATATTCATATCATTCTCCTTAAATAATTTCCTATAAAATGTACATAAGGGCAACTGCTAGGAATGCAGATTTCATGCTATAGACACTAGCCCTTATTTTTTAACTACTTTTTCTTTTTTTGGTTTATCTTTTATATCTGTATTTTCATCTATTAAATTTTCATTGTCTTCTGTTGGTTTTGTATTAGACAACTCATTATTACTAATACCAGAAGGTGTACCACCATCATTATCAAGTACAATATATTGATTCCCAACACGTACCGCGAGTTTGTCTCCGCCTGGAACAGGGTCAAAATTCAATACTTTTCTGGCCTCATTCTTAGTTATAACACCACCATCTGATAATTCTAATGCGGTTGAAGCATCAACTACTGGTTCCATAACGAAACTTAATTCAGCACCTGGTGATATTTCTTTCACTAATTCTTTATTTAGTTTAATAGTTAGCAAATTAACTAGTGGTCTAAATAACTTTGACCTGCTAGTTTTCCACAATCTATCTGCTGTAGCCCTTGTTAAACCACTACCATCACCTGTATCTAAACTTGAAACACCAAAGTTTCTATTTACTACTTCTTGTATAATCATAGTCAATTCTGCTAATTGCATTTCTCTAAATGGTCTAGTAAAAGGAATCCAATTTGCATTACCAACATTATCAATAACCTTCATTTGTTTCTTACCACGTTCACCACGACTTGATTCAAACTGTGCTTTAGCTCTCTCATATGCAGCTTTACCAATTTTATCTAAAAACAAAACACCAGGCGGTAGCTCATCATCTACAAAACCTCTAGCTATAGATTGAGATGAAAACATTAAGGTTGACACTTCATTTATTATGGTCTCTATAATAGGAGTTCCATAAAATGAATATGTTCTTGGGAATTGTACAACCCAAATTATATCATCTACATCATGTGCTATACTTCCTACTTCTCTACCACCCTTATCCATTATTACTTGTTTATAGTATGTTGTATATGATCTTGTTGAATCTACTACAGGTCTAAACTGTGTACCATCTCTAACATACATCTCTACAATATCACCATTTAAATTTCTTACTTTTTCAATTACTGCTTGGTCACATACAAGTAAATCAACTAGAAATTTTTGTATTAATGTGGGCCATGTATCTTTAGAAATGTTTGGTCTATCTATAAATTCTTCTACTTTTTTTGCACCTCTACCTTCAACTCTTATTGGTAAATGGGCTATTTCTTTTACAATACTATCTACTGCTGGTCTTATATGTGCTGATCTTCTATACAATTCTCTTAGAGTATCAAACGAAAGTAAAAAATCTCTCTGTAAATTTTGAGATGAATAACTCCACGCTTGCTGATTATTTTCATGATCACTACGCCATCCACGTTTAACTGCAAAACCATTAGCATCATACAAATCTTCAGATAATCTTATTGTTTTATCATCAACAACTTCAGCAGAGTGATTCTTTATTAATTGTAATGCATCAGAGAAATCCATACCAATTTCATTATCATCAAAGTCTAATACACGGTAACCGTTATCACTTACTTTATTCTTTTTTGTCATTTATTTTCCTTTATGCCATGTTCCAACTTGCAAATCCACCACTACCCACACCTTCAGCAGAATACTTTTTACTTCCCTGAACAGCAAGATAGCATGCCATTACTGTGTCTGTGCAAGTACCATATGGGTATTGTAAAAGCTCTGTTACCCAAGTACATATATTACAACCACAACCTACTTCTTTTTCCCAATCATATTCCCCTTCCTCCATTGGTATCATCCACCTACGATTTTGGAAGTCTGTTGCCATTGCTGGTACGCCAAACTCTAAACTTTTCTTTTGTTGAGAACCTGTTGTAAATGGCTCTATGTTAAGTTCTACGCCTTGTAAATCTTCCAACCAATCTATTATAGCTTGTTGATAGAAGTTGTTTTCTACCACAGCACAGGTTGGATTTAACATATTGTACTGATCTATTAACTCTCTAGCAGTATCAGGAGAAGAAAATTTCCCCCTTCTAATATCTACAGGATACCTAATTTTCTTCTCTTCATCAAATGCTAGTCCAAATAAAACTGAATATTTGGCTGACTTAGTTTGTCCAATAGCTAAGTCAACCCCAATAAATCTTTCTAAGTGGTCCGTCTTTGGCATCATATCTCTAGGATAACAACATTGTTTTATCCATTCTGGTTGAAATACCTTATCAAAGTCAGACATCATTAAACCACGGAATGCTGGATTGAAATACACAGCACCACGAAATTTAAATTCTTCTATTAATGCTTCCTTCGGCCAACGATTCTTCCATACAGGAGTAAAATCTTTATCTATAAAATACTTATATGCATTAAATTTAAGGGTATTACAAAGCTTGGCAGTTAAATCATCTCTATGCCAAGGTGTTGCTACGTATATAATCCTTGCTTCTGGTCCAGATTTAATATCCATCCAGTTACCAAAAAATGCATCTATAACCTGTTGTCTCATACTAGGGTTAAGAATTGCATTTTTAAAGGAAACTACATCATCAAATATAACTAAATCAGCTTTACCACCAGTTGCAGAAGATAGTATACCACATGCTTCAAGTGATGAATCTTTTAAAGTATTAGATGGCAAACTAATATTAGATGCAGACCAAAGAGAAGTACCTGCATCTGTTATCTCAGGAAATATATCATGAAATTTGCCACCCTCTTTTGATATGTGTCCTTTAATTTCTGATAAGATTTTACACGATAAATTATCAGAGTGGCTAATTATTTTTATTCTTAAGTTAGGATTACTAGCTAATTCCCATAAAGTTCTTTCTACACTTATAGTAGTAGTCTTTCTATGATCTTTAGGAGAAGTAATTACAGTATATTGGTTATTATTAATATGCTCATGCCACTGTCTATGCATTTCTTCTAGTGGACATTCAAAATCAGTTGCCATATATTGAGAGAATGCGAATGGGTCCTCTCTAGCCTTCTTGCGTATCTTCTCCAGATTCAAGTAAAGCAACTGCTCTTTGTGTTTCCGCAAGTCGTTTGTTGAGTTCGTCATTGTCTAATCCTGATATTTCTACACTTATGGTTGTTTCTGTCCTTGTTGTAGGTTTACCAAGTATAAGCCTTCTCTGTTCATTTGCGAGTTTAACCGTATTAGTTACATCGCTCCAAGATATTGGCTCTATTTCTCCTGTATATACTTTCTCTAATACTAAAGCTTCTAGTTCTCTAAGGGTATTTAAATATAATTCATCTTCCATTAGCATTCCAGAATCTTCTACCTGTTCAGTTACCTTCATTCTTGTCCTCATTATTGATTGTGTTTTCAAGACCTTTTCATCCCACAAATCTTCCTTTTTCCATTGTGATATTAGTGGTGCTGATACACCAAGTTCATCTGCAATAGAGGTTAATTTAGGAGTTGGTCCTGCCTTTCGGAACATTCTAAAGGCCAATTTTCTTTTATCTGTATCTTTCTTTCTTCCCATTGTTATTGTATTCTATAAAAAATAATGTGTGTTGTCAAGATACATTTAGAGTGTACCATTTATAATTAATTTTTAGCATAAAAAAAACCCCATAATGGCTATTAACCATTACAGGGTATATACAATTGACATTAAAAAAGGCTATAATTATAAATACTACTTACATGATTGCTGTGTTACTATTTGTAGATATTAATGCATTAGATACATTTTCAATGGCTTCTGAAATTGAAACTATTGCTTTTTTTTTTCATCTTATCTTCTGTAGTATTTGGTAATGCAACATGTATTGACTTCTATCAACTTTCTTTCTCACAACTTTCTTTCTCACTTGTATCCTCAAAAACAATAAGTTTATTAAGTATCAGTTTCATCAGTAATAAATTCTTCAACAGCACCTACATCATTATTTTGTGCATCAGTACCAGATGTTATATCTACTAACAAAGAACCATCTTCCAATCCAGTACTAAATTTCTCTCTAAATTGGGCCATTCTGAGTTTCTCACCCTTATACTCGTAATATCCTCCTTTATGAAAAATAATTCTATCCAATTTAATGCCTAACATTATGGCATCCTTCGCTTTGTCTATTCCAGAATCAAACAGAATATCCATTTCTATCGGTGCTCGTGGTCTTGCCATCTTATTCTTCATTATAGTAACTCTACATTCCATACCACTAGGATCGTCTTTTGCAGTTTTAGGATAGATAAATCCTTTGGCGTGGGTTTTAATGCGTACCGAAGCATAGAATTTAATAGCATTACCGTGTGGAGTTGTTTCGTTATTACCAAACATAACCCCTATCTTTTCCCTAATTTGGGATACGAGAACTAACGATACTTGACTATCCCAAATTATTTTGTTAATTTTCTTGAGTGCGGATGATACTATTCTTGCCTCCATACCCAATGCTTTTGAATCTTCTGTCTTATCAGCTTCAAGTTGTTTCTTAGCTGGTAATACGGACAATGAATCTACAACCAAACATGCTGGTAACTTATTCTTTTTAGCAAACTCACAAGCAATCTCTACCTTATCAAAAGCATCTTCTAAGTATTTAGCATCTAAAATAAGTAATTTACTATCATCTAATCCAAGGGTTTTAGCCCACCCTGATAGTAAAGAATGTTCTGTATCTAACATGATAGCAATTCCACCACTCTTTTGGCAACTGGCTAGAAGATTGGCTGCAACCACGCTCTTCCCAGAACTTTGCCAACCTAAAATTTCAGTTAGTCTACCATATGGTACACCACCACCAAGAGAGAAATCCAAAGTACCACAGCCTGTACTCAAAAATCCAAGCTTATGTTCTGGTAATTTCTTCTTTTCCAGTGTAGTTCCTTCTTTACCAAATGTAGATAGTAAATCCTCAAACACTTTATCACTAACTTGTCTCATTTAACACTTGCACTTTCTTCTTCTGTATAAGCATTACACAAAGTTTCACCTTTAGCTGTATCACTTCTCATAGTACCAACATTTCTTGAAGCAGCATAAAATACGCTATCAGTTTTTGATGGTGTATAAGTCATTGTACTAGCTATAGATATACCCATACTTGACGCTTCAGCAAACGCATCCTGATTTGCACCAAGGAATGTAAATTGCCAGCTATAATCAGTCTGGTGTTTTTCTATCATTTCCTTGATTTGTGACCTATTAAATTCATGACTTGAATTCTCATAACCATCAGTTACTATAACAAATACAACCAATCCTGGTCTTTTATACTCTTTCATTTTACTGAGTCTAATACCAGTTTCATTAATTGCTCTACCAACAGCATCTAAAAGAGCAGTACCACCACGAGGATCTAATATACATCTACCAACATCCTTAATATTTACACCTTTATACTCAAACTCATAATAAGTATCAAATTTGACCAATGTAAAATTAGCTTCACCATCTACTTGTTTTTGTTCTCTGATAAAATGATTTAAACCATTCTCTGCTTCCTCACGACAAGATGCCATTGAACCACTTCTATCAAGTACGACTGTAATATCAGTTAAGTTTTTATTCATTTATCTCTCCTCAAATAAAGCCTTCTAGTTGTTTTAATAATTTATCTTTCTTTTCCTCATTTTCTACCTCTTTGCTAGAATCTGTTTGAGCTTCTATCAGTTCTGGTGTTGGTGCTGTTTCTTCAGTTACTGTGGTTGATCTCTTACCTGTGATACCAGATACCAATTGAGTCAACTCAATAGCTGATTTGAAATCTAGAATCTCATCAAGCAAGAACATTTCATTAATCCACTTAGTTGCTTGTTTTGCATCGTCAGATAGTGGTGAGTCTTTCCTTGCAACCTTAACACTATAACTTGTATCAAGTCCTTGACCACTACGTTCTATAGTAATATCTGAACCTGCATCTATGTCTGTAATATCACCATACTCGTCGTCATAAAGATAGCTTAAGATATTTTCATAGAGTTGAATACCAGAACGCATAATCTGTACTCCTTTATCTTCTTCACCTCTAACTATAACATTGTAATAAATACTTTTCTTTGCACCAAACTTCTTAGCCATATCTTCTTTACCCCTTGATCTCAACTCTTTAACAAGCTCGCATACTGGGCATTCCTTATTTATGACTTGTAGACAGTTTACCATTCTATCATTTGGTGGTATTCTCCAATGGGACTTACATTCAAATGCAATATCTCCTGATTCGGACCAGGGTGGAAGTATTCTAATCTTACTCTCACCTTCTGGTATTTTCCACATCGGCAACTGGTTACGTTGCGCTTCCTCTTGTAATCTTTGTTTTGTTTCTTTTGCTTTGTTTTGGTTCAACTTATAAACTTGTCTATCTGCCATTCATAACTCCTAAATAATAATTATTAAATTTTATTAAGTAATTTGCTTAAACTTTCAAATCTCTTTCAATCTTTCTCTTTGCCAAATTTAATTTCAGCAAGATTTTCTGCTAACTGTTCTTTATCCCAATTAGGCAATTCTAATTTAGAGCCAACAATATTATCTGCCAACAATTTAACTATTTCATCCTGTGGTAGATTTTTTATATATGCTTTATAATTATCTCTGTCATATATTTTACCAATTTTGGTGTAGTCTGTGTCTTTATTAAATCCTGCCATTAACTATCTCCTGTAACATTAAGGTCTTGTTTGCGATTAAAACCCATTGACTTTAATACGTCTGCTTTGAGTATAGTAGTCTCTTTATGACCTTTATACTCCTCCCACTTTCTAATCTTATCTATTAAATCAGATTTTGCAGTACATACAATGGTAGTGGAATTTACTTTTGCTTCTGCTTTTTTGTCTGTGTCTCCTTCTTTTTTGGCTTGTAAGAAAGCAATGGCAGACAATTTCTTAACATTATCCTTTGCCACTAATTGGTCTGCGTATGCTTCTGAGGTTAGGTTTGAGAAAACGTAAAAGGCTTTTACCACCTTTATATAATCATCTTCTAAATTGTCTGGATTGATATTGTAAAAATTTGTGATGTACTTCTCGAAGTCTTGTTTTTTCATAAACATATTAAAAAGATTAATAGTAAAGTATAAACCTATTATATCATTGATCTTATGAAAGTCAAGTGTATTGTTGAAAGTTGTAATTAAGAGTTGACATAAAAAAAGGGCTTGACATTGTGAGTGTCAAACCCTTTTTCTACTAAATTGTTTAGTACTGTTTAAATTGTTTAGTACTATTGTCGTTTATATCACCAATAACGTTTAGAATTACTGCTAAACGTTTTATAGAATGGTACTCTCTTTGATAAACTGGAATATATTCTGATAATAAATCTAAATTATAAGTCATATTACATAGAACTTCAAAATGCTGTTCGCACACAGATAATATATAATCAACATTCTTAAATATATTAGTATACTTAAAGCAACTTAATCTAGGTTTAGGAGTACCATCACAAAAGTGACATTTTCTTTCTTTCTTTAACATACATTTCCCCATTGTTTTAGTTGTCTATAATATGTTTAACTATTAGCATTCACCCCAATGTCTCCCTATCTTTACATCCATTAATACGTCACCAATTAACGTATCTTTCTCTAGTATATTCTTCAGCTTATCAATCAGTGATTTTTCATCCTCTGCCACCTTAAAATATATAGCATCATGTTTGGTGTGTATTACTTTTGATCTATATTTCCTCAAATACTTATACACTTCTAATACTTTAGGCCAAAATATTGCTGCTGATCCTGCTTGAATAGGAAAATTAACTGCTGCTCGTACTATATCACCATCCATATCAAATACCTTATAATTCTTAGTAAGGAATCTTCTACGTCTACCTACCATATCATCTATGTAACCTCTGTTTAATGAATCCTTTTTAAATAAACCAAGCAATCTTTTTACCTTCTTAAAGTTTTTGAAGAATGTGTCTCTTAATTCCACAGCTTCCCATTCTTCTATACCAAGTTCTACTGCTGATCGCTTTGGTCCCATTCCATATAGAGTACCATAGATAATACTTTTGGTCTTTACCCACCCCTCTTCTGAATATTCCTTACCAGTGATCAGCTTAGTCAGTATTTCCTTACATCCTGGTGCATCAAGTATAACCAATAATTGAGTTTCATTTGCTAGCCATGCAGCGATACGAAGTTCAAATTGCTTATAGTCCATACCAACAAACAAAAATCCTGGTGGGGATATGAATATATCACGAAAACCACCTTCTCTCGGTATGGTATGTAGTGGTGATGTGAGCCTACCACTTACAGTACCATTGATATTATTGTCATTGTGTATTTTACCATCATCTTGTAACAATTTAAATAAGTCTGAATCACCTATCGGGTAGGAATCTATATCGTTCTTATACTGTAATAAACTAGTTTCAGCAGTTGTTAATTTATACTCTTCTTGTTTATCTTTGTCAATATGCTTTGGTGGTTTTATATCATTACCATCAACCACCCCTCCAAGATACGTAGATAATCCTTTGTTTAATTGTCTAAGTTTTAATAGTAACATTGGGGCTTTGTGTTTGTTCTTTAATATATTAAGCACTTTCTCATTAGTACTGTTACCACCAGTTGGGGTTTTAATTGGTGGTATTAGTCCTAACCTATTAAATAGCACATCGCCAACCTGTTTAGGAGAAGTCCATTTAATTGGTGCGATAGAATTTAACTCACGCTTAATATCTATTGCTTGTAGGTTATTATCTAATGACAGTTCCTTTACTTGCCTAACGTCTATAGTAATACCCTCTTCCTCTATTTCCATTAACATTAGATTTGTTGGCATAGTGGTCTCATAGAATAAATCATCCATATTTTGTACAACCAAATCTCTCTCGAATATCTCAAACAATCTAAACGTACCATCAGTATCAAAATTATTATACTCTGCTACTTTTTCTGGCTCCTTATCATAAACTTCTTTCAAGTTTAATTTACTCTTAAGATTATAGTATGGTATATCTGTGTACAACGAGATGAGATTTTTCAGACCCTTCCCCACATTATCATTCAAAAGTTGTATGGCAGCAAACGTATCAAAATAGAAATTATTCGTTGGTATATTATATCTACACTTTAATATCTTACTATCAAATTTGGTATGTGCTATCTTTTTACATGGTAATGCAAGTATCTTCTTAAACCAATCATTATTAAATGGTAAGCATATAGACATACCTGCTTTAAATGAAAATGCACATGTAATTATATCATCTTTATAATGGTTTAATCCTGTGGTTTCTACATCAAAAGCAAAAGCATCTACTTGTTTTAATATGTCGTACACTTCAGCATATTTATCTGTAAATAGATATGTGCGTTTTATAGGATTATAACCCTTGTCTGCCACTTCAAATGCTTTTCTAACGTCAGCCTGCAACTCATATAGGTTAGTAGGTCTGCCAAGTATTGCATGAATACTATACGTTGGAATTATCTTTGGGGCATATACTACCTTTCCTATTGTAACTGGTTTCTTATCAAATACATAACCACGTACATCAGAAATCTTTTTATTACCTAAGAAATGTTTAGTTACTACTGCACCTAATGGTACTATAACATCTGGTCTTATCTTAAGTATTTCTTCTTCTAAATAACCATTACACTCTTTTACATTACCAACATTAGTTTTTCCACCTTTAGGAGTACATTTAACAAGAGTGGTTTTATACACATCTGATTCATCATACCCAGCTTTCTCTATTAATTCAGATAGTAATAATCCATACTCACCAGTAAATGTACTACCAATAGCAGTATCCTGAATCGATGGTGCTTCAGCAATAAACATTACTTTAGCTTTCTTATTACCACTACCCATTATACAGTGTGTACTACTACGATTTGCTCTTACTACTGCTCCTAATTCACATAAATCACAGTCAAACATTATCTCTCCTCGCAATTAAAAATCTTCTTATTTGTTCATCAGGTATATAATCTGGTATATTTTCTTTACATGGTTGTTTCTTATTGTACTCACCACAATGCACACAAAGATTATCCCAATTATCAAGTTTAAGACATATTGTTGTAGCACTTTTCATACCCTCTCCTCTTGAAATGAGTCGTTCTCGTCTAGATCTTTACTACATTCTTTACAATACCACTGTCCAAATCCCATATTAGTAGCTGGTATCATACAACAATACTTATCAAATGTAAGCACACTATAACTAACTACCTGTCTTGCGCAACAACAACATTTTACTATACTCATATCTTTCCTTTAATATCTTATAGTACATTTTTACTTGTTCTCTAGGTATATACTGTGGTACCTTCCAACACTCCATACAAAGTTCTGGTTCAGCGTCATGTTCATCTAAGAACGATACACCACATCCTTCACATTCTCTAAATTTCATATACGTGCATGTCCCCAATTCTGTTTTTGCTTACGTGCAAACATAATATCCCTGTACTTTTTTGAATCATTTTTTACCCGTGAACACTTCTTACACCTTATATTAAAACCATCGGTATAACTCTTATGCTTATCAAACATACCACGTACTTTCTTCTGTCTACACAATGAGCATGTTTTATAAATTATTGCCACACTTCTACACCTTCCTTTCTACCCACATCTCTTTTTGAATTTCTGGAATATAATTTATTATAACACATACTTGTGGTAAATGTTCATCATCAAAAACAATATGAATATCATTACATATTATACAATTATGTTTCGTTAGTCTAGTGATAAATCATTCTCCAATAACTTTATAGCGTGTAGATATTTAAATTGAAAATTGTTGTTTACATTGTTTGTAGTACTTATATAATATCTTTTAAATAAACCGAACGTATAAGGTCTGAATTGTTCTGTAGAAAATTGTTCTTTTATATGTGTAGATACATTCTCACCATTCCAACCTTTACTCATTAAAAATAAACCAGTGAAATCCTGCCACGGTTCTTCTTTATCTTTCTTTACCATTACTTTATGATCTACCTGTCTCCTCAACCACTGCGCATTCTCTAACTTTTCAATTTCTTCTGGTTCTAGATCTTCCATTATATCTCCTTTTAATAGTCTACATCATCATCATATAAAAATACAGTGAGGGTACGATTGTGACTTTCAATACTACTATGACTCACATCCATAATACGTTCTTTTATGGTCTCATTATTGTGGTTACATGGTTCACACAATTTATTAAACGGACTACCACTACCAAACTTCTCATTACACTTTAAACACAATTTTTCTATCGTACCACCATACTTACCATATGGTGATCGTAAATGCGCCTGAGATTTCTTTACGTTCTTCCTATGTAGTCTACTCATTTTTGCCATATGATTATGTTTATGGCAGTACTTTTTATTATATGCCCTTGTATGGAGCACTGTTTTGCAATGTAACTCTTTACATAGTATCTTATGAATTGGCCCTCTTAAAAACTTCAACCGGCTTTTTGATAACATTAGACCCCTCCTGTGGTATGAAATAGCTTTTACTTGACAAAATCCTTATAGATTAAACCTTGACATATACTGAAAGAATAAACTTGACTTATATTACTTTGTATGATAATATAGGGAAAATCTTTTCACGAGCGTAGCGAGTAAAATTAGTGACACCTCGTAGAGTGGAAACGAGCGACAGCGAGTGAAACATAGGAACTAATTTTGTCACCCAGAAATAAGAAGAAAGAAATAAGAAGAAAGAAATAAGAAGAAAGAAATAAGAAGAAAGAAATAAGAAGAAAGAAATAAGAAGAAAGAAATAATATATAAATTCTTAATTAGTCAAGGTACACACTCATTTTATTCATAAATAATTAGTTAAGCAGACAAATCATTTACCAATCAATATCTAAAACATAATCACCAGCTTCTATCAATCCCCTCTTATATAAATCATTAGCTACCATCTGGGTAAAAGTTTCTATCCCACCATAAATTAATGCTAAAGGTTTCTAAACTACCAACTGCGTCTTTTGGGTCTCTCTTAAGCCATGATTCAAAACTCACACCCATTTCATCACCATTAACTTTCTCTTTAACAGTATCGTTCTCATAATCATACGCATCTTCTGGCACACGAATACGAAAAATTCAACGACTCTTACATCCATCTTGTTGTTGGAACGAGTATGGTTTACCATAGGTTTGTATTATAAAGTTATCCCAATCAGATACGTCCACTACTCTTTCAGTTGTGTATTTTAGCTTGTACATAATATCTATTCTTAAATAATTGTTTGTATTGTTCTACTGGAATATAGTTTAGTATATCAACATTACAAATTGTAACTTACAATAGTTACAAGTATCAATATACTTGTAACTCATATCATAGTAGTAAATAAGGGATACATGGAATCGAACCATGAATTAGAGAATCAAAGTCTCTCGTGTTACCACTACACTATACCCCTAAAAATTGTCTATATAATATAAGTTTTGGTTTCCGGTATGATCATGTTGTCCTGCTCGACTACTATCTGTCTTATCCTTTTAATCATATCCTCCACTCTTTCTTCAACTAGTGCTGTCGTACTATCTTGGATGGAGCAAACCGATGTTACAAAATTATCTGTATCAGTACTAGAATACAATGCTGTATGAGCTAATACAACAATCCCTTTCTTATTTAAAAAAAACTGTCTTCCTAAGCTCTCATGTTCATCCGTTACCGTTATTTTTGCTTCCACTCCAATTTTTTTATCTCTCGCCATATACGTCACTGTCACTTTCATAATATTTCTCCTCTAAAAATAAAATTTATATTATTGATGATTAGCTTCTGCTGCTACTTCTTTTTTAAATAATGTTTTGTATTACCATGTATTTTACATATCTTAAATATTTTACTATACCACCCTTTCTATGCCATGTAAACATTTAAAAGTTGGAAACCTTAAAGAGATTGCGTCATTATCCTGGTTAGTAGTTTCCTCAAAATATTGTACTGTTATTAACTTACCAACAATCTTCTCTGGGTCATTATAGTATAGCTCACGTTCTTCTTTACTGAAACCAGATCCCACTTTAACTTCATAGCCTTTATGGTAAATTATAACTGCGGCCATTGTTTCTCTAGATACATCTTTACCATCCTCAAAGAAACGCATCTGGTCATTTATAGTACGAATAACCTTATACTCAGCGTCCATAAATGTTTTAACTTTCAATAGATCATTAGACCGCTTACCTTTATAACCAACGTCTTTACGCAACATCACACCTTCCCAACCAAGTTTCTGTGCTTTTACTTTCATTGCATCAAGATCACTAATTGTATTCATTGGTAATTGTGTAAGTAATTCAAAGCATTTTAAATAATTTACCCAATCTAAATATTCTTGACGATTACTAAACTTTCTATTTGTCATTTTAATATCAAATTCTAAGTGTGTTAAGCAATCAAATACGTGATACTTAGGATTAGGAATGGTATGATCTTTCTTACGTATCTGCTTCATTACAGATTGAAAGTCCTCATTACCATCTTTATCTACTAAACACAATTCACCATCTAATACAATATTACGACACTTTACATGTTTTTTAATTTGGTTTTGTAATACACCCAAAGTGGTAAATTCCTTACCAGTTCTAGAATAAAACTTACTATTACCATACTTATCAATTATACAAACACATCTTACACCATCTAGCTTTCTACTAGCATACCATTCTTCTTTATCAAAGTCAACAAGTTTTTCTTCGTACTTATTGGCTAACGCAACTTTGAACTCTGGAATATGATTAGGAATTACTTTGTTAATTAAAATTGCATTGGCTCTGGTTTCAATGTCCTTATCTACTATATTGTATATAAGTTGTTCATGTTGTTGATTTTCTAATATAAATAAGTTAACTTCTTTCAAAGCATTGTGACCTGTAAATATTTTATTACGTAAATTATCTAAAAGAAGAATTATATCATTACTATTAATAGCAGGTAATATACCTATTCTATCAAATTTCTTAATAGCTTTACTTGTTACACCATAAGTCCAATAAGGATTATTTACATAAAGAAGTATCTTAAGTATAAACTCATTATTTTGCCATTTCTCTAATATTTCCTTTTTCTTATTTGACGATGATGTGGCTTTCATCTCGTCTATATATAACTGTAAATTATCAAAATCATTTTCCATTATTTCTCCTTAAGTTCCAATAAAGGCTATCCAATCAATACTAGATTTAAATATATAACCAATCTCTTTTAACCATTCTGCTAACCTACCATCATCATCTTCTACTGGTAATATTTGATGGTCATAATGGCAACTATAATCATGTTTATCTACTATATCTTTGATTATATCTGCTGGTACATCACGACCATCAATTAACGGTATCATTTTTAACTGGTCCATATGCCAATTCTCCTAATAAAATTCCAATAGTGTGTAAATGCTTTTAGTAGGGCTATTTTAGTACCCTTCTTCTCACAAAAATTAGTCTTACTGTTACAAAATGATGTACCAATATACTCGTGGTTGCTAATATTGATTTTACAAACAGTACACTATTTTACCATCTATTTCTTTCAATCCATACCTTAACTTATTTGTAATCTTCTTTTAACCATTAATGCTGTCTCTCTTGCGATAGCTTTAAGTAATGCTTTTGAACTAACCAACTCTCCCTCACCTTCACGTAATACATCATCAACCATAAGATTAATAATAGATGAAATATCAGTAATTTCTAAATCTTTACCTATATGACTTAGAATATTAGTTAATCTATTTTCAGTTACCCACTCTGATATAATTTCTCTTACCTGCTCTAAAACTTTCAGATCTTCTTTTGTTATAACTCGCGGTGTTCTAGTTTCGCAAAACTCTTCTGTTTTGTGTTTAGCCGCTATACGGTTACCATTATTTTTTGTTAGCTCTATCAATGGTCTTATAACAATACCTTCTGATTTCTTACCATCACCCATACCATTTCTGATAGCCTGTTGTGATGGGTAGTCTCTGTAGTAGTCTAGCGTAGCAATACTAGTCGAACATTTAATATACCACACAAAATCTAAATTAAACATATCAGCAAACTTACTAGCTTTATGTAAATCCAACCACAAATTACCAACCTTAATATCAAACGCTACAAACTTTAACTTATCACCATACGTGTTTTTCATATTCTGGCACTTACCACCGTATGCTTCACCGTAAATAATCCACTTAGGAACATCAATAGAATGTGCCATCTCTGTTAATGCTTTTTGGTTAAACAAATTAACAAATGTTTGATTGCATGAACCACCACTAAAAAACTTAACATTTTTTGAATTATCTACATCCCACCTAATATGGGCAGAAGTACCATGTATCTTCTCAGATACATAGCACTCCTTAAACATTAAGATTTCTTGACCTTTGTACAAATTAGGTATGTGTCTATATCCCATAATTACCCCCTATATTATAACAACATCTCTATTACATCTTACGAAATATTGCCACACTAAGAATAAAAACTACTACAATTACTGCAACTATTAATGCTATACTACAACCATTATCTTTAGCAGATTCTATAATACCATCTAGAAAAACTTGACTACTTATTTTAATCTTCCCCTAATTTCAGCTAACGTAGTATCACGAATTAACTTACCATCTTTAAATACTAACTCAAGATCGCAGTTATTAAATTCATCCCAAGAAGCTTCATCTTTCATATGGTAATATCCTAGATTTGGGTCTTGGTATACAGCAGTTAATCCTTTGGCACTGTTCTTAGTTCCATCATCAGTTTTTGGCTTCTTAAAGATATTCATAGCTTTACCATCAACTTCTGCATATGTAGCTTTAATTGCAAATCCGTACACATCTCGTGTTGTAAATTGGTAAGTAAAAGAACCAATACCAAACACAACGTTAGTAGATGCAAAACCTTTAACTTCCAAACGATTACAAATATCTCTACATCTATCAAGAGTAATACTGTCACCATAGATAAGTCCAATATGTGAGTCTAGTTCCTTATAACCTTTATCGTTTACTGTACCACCAAAAATATCCCACAAACATTCTATTGAACCTTTGGCTTCAGCTGTACACATTTTCACTGTGCTCTTAAGGTTACGATTGCCACAAATAATATCACCAGGGTCACCAGAGTTGCCACAAACCATTGTACTTCTATTTCTCTTAACTAATAATTTACCAGAAGGAACTGTTACACAATAAACTGTCCCATCAAACTCTTGAGTTGTATTAGTCCATGATTGTCCACCTATAAAATTATCTTTCATTATATGTGCAGTATATAAATCTGAAAAAATTTCTTTTCTACTATCCTCCCACTTAGAAATTAAAACACCATATCCAGCAGCTAAACTAACTAATTCAACTTTTTCAATTACTTCTTTGTTTGTTGTATCAAATTTAAATCTATACTCTGATCGTCTAGTAGAATCCCAATAAGATAATTCTTCTATAAAATCTTGTGCCCATTCTTTTGTAGTATATTTTGTTTCTACCCATGAAAAATCTTTTTGAAAATTGTCTGCTGATATATTAATGTTGAATTCTACTCTTCCATCTTTTAAAGGGTAAATTTTATAATCTATTCTACAATCAAATAGAATTTCTTTTAATCTATCTATTTTTCTTTGTTTAGAAAAACTAAATCTAATCTTATCTCCAGATGTTGTAAATGAACCGTCAGCTTGAAAGGCTATTTTTAATCTATCAATACTACTGATTCTTACATCTGGTAAGCTTTGTGCTGAAGCACTCCTTTTCATAGTTTGATAATAATATCCCTGTGTTGTTAAATTTTGTGCTTTAACAATACATTCTTTATTATTTACATTGACAACCATCCTATGGTTAGGTGTAACTAAAAGATCAACCTTACCTTTTTGATCTTTAAAATGGTGCATTAAACCTCTATACTCTTGTTTAATTATTTTTATTGGTTTAATAAATTCATAAGAACCATCATCTAATACTTGTGCTACTTTAATATTTTCATTTAATTCTGAAAAATACTCCCAACCATTTTCTGTTCTAAGCATGGTCTTTTCATCATAACAGTCTGGTCTTATAACAACCTTACCATCACGAGCCATTATCTCATCTTTAAGAGTTGGTAAATACTCAGTTATTACTTTCCAAAAATCCCATGTATCAGAAACAATACTTACTATACCACTAGGATATGTAGTAAGAATAAGTTTTCTGATAGTACCAATCTCATCATCATCTCCGCCCAAACTCATTACACTATGCTCTGTAGCTGGTACTGAACAACCCACCAACTCTTTCTCACAATCAGCACCATAGTATTCCTCTAAGAAATCTATGGCTGGTACTGTATCTGTGCCAACGAAAGAAGTAAGATGAGCTGCTCCAGACATCATAGCAGCTTCTAACCCAAACATTCCTCTGAAAGAAAAGTCGTGGCCTTGAAACTTTACAAATTCTTTATCACCACCTGTTTTACCAGCATAAAAAGCAAGCAACTTTTTGAACTTAAATGCCATTGTAGCTGACGTAATCATGGGCCATATAGAACAACTCAATATAGTCTCAAGATAGTTAGTCAACCAGAAGAATTCAGGCAACGTATTATAGATAGTCATACACGGTACACGAATATCTACATGAGCACCTTCTTTTACAGCACGAATTTCAATTGGTAAATATCCTAACTTATGTAATGATTCAATATGTTCTACACCTACTGAATCTTTACCAAGTGCATTATTCATTCTACGCAAATAAGAATGTACTATATCTTCTATTGGTATGTCAAAGAAATTAACACTCCACTCATACATAAAATACTTCTTAATAGTGTACTGTAAACCAAAGAATACTATAGAATCTACCTTATTATCTCTGGCTGATCTAGCTGTTAAGTTACTAAATATCAATTCCGTTTTTTCTGGGTACTGGTAAATATGACCAGACTTATAAAAATCTATCATATGTGCTGGGCTTAAATTCATTACTACCCCCATTTCTAATAATCAAGTTTAAAAGATTTAACTCCTGGTAATTCTTCAATAAAATCATCTTCATGTATACTATTACTTGTTCCTATCTTCTTATAGTATTTTACTAATTCATAAGTACTCTTTGAAAATATACCATGAGATACGAACAAGTATGATTCCTTTACTTTGGCCTGTTGTAATTCACGACCAATAGCTTCGAATGTTGCACCACCATCACAAATATCATCTACTACAAACGCTGTCATTCCTTCTATGTAATTATTACCCATACTAATCACGACATTACTATTTACTCGTTCCTTCTGACAATACACAATACTTTTAAATGTATTAGAATATACAGTAAGTAAACTCTGAGATTTCTTTATAGCACCTGCATCTGGGCATATAAGTACAAAGTTATTTTCTGGTATTTTGAGATAGTCTACAAAATCTATTACTTCTCTATGGTTATTGTAATTTATAAGATTATCTAACAATATACCAGGTACATTACTGTGTATATCATATGTTATTATGTTATACAAATTTAACTGCTTTAGCATACCACATATTGTTTTCACAGAGAATGCTTCACCAGGAGCACATACTCTGTCTTGCCTTGAGTATGGAAAGTAAGGTATAAATAACTCTATCTTAGTAACAGACCTATTGCGTAGTGCATCAACAGCCATTATAATTCTCATTAGGTCATTTGAGTTGTTACATCTACTATTAATACGAACAGAATCTACACACATAGGAACATTTACTTTAATCCATATCTCACCACCTGGAAAGATGGAAGTTTCATATTGAAGTGAATCACCACACTGACCAAAACCATCATGTAAATTTAACGTATATTCCATTATTTTTTCTCCATATAAGTTATCAAATCTATACCATGAGCTTGTAAAATTGGTATTGTCTCATTAGAAAATTCTTTAAAATCAACACAAGTAAACCCACCAGTACAATGCTTGAACAAACCAGCTTCTTCTAGTGGCTCAATCATAATTTTTGTATTACGTTCAATTTTTAAAAATTTCATTAATTCTCCTATTTGATATATTCCATAATTATTTGTAGTGCGTAAAATTCTGGATTAATTAATTTCTGCACTAAGTTTAAAACATTGTTAGTAATTACCACCATAGATGCACCAACTTCCTCATTTCAACTACATATTATATCTTCTTTTTCCACACATAACTCCTTTCAAAAATTAAATTATATATTTTATCCATTTTTAGTCTGTTCTTCTATAATATACTTTTTTTGTCTAAACATAGTTGCAGTATCTTATTCTCGGTTAAGTTACCAGGATCACCACTCTTTAATCGAATTGGTATAGTTTTAAACCACGGATTCAATTCATTACACATAGCTAACTCTTCCTTATTTGCATCACTATCTAACATAATAAATATAGTTTTAACCTGTAAGAATGTTGAAAGAATTCTTAGTTGTACACCACTTAGTTTCTTACCTAATATAGAAATACTATACTCAGGTACTTTTAATACGTCAAATATACCTTCAAAGATAATTATAAAACTTCTATAAGCAGCTAATGGTTTCATACTATACATGCCAAGGCTTTTCTTACCAAAGATTAGATACTTTGGCGTTCTACCGTATACGGACCGTCCTTGCCACCCTACAATTTTGTCGTTGTCTTTAATAGGAAATACTATCCTACCATATAACCTATCAACAGGACTATACATACCACCCATTTTAGAACAAGCATCTGTGGTTACCCCTCTTGATTTAATATACTTTATAGCCTGATGATCTAGTCTTAATGATTCTAAATGTACAAACAGACTAGGATCAATAACTTTTAGACTATCTTCCATCTGCCCACTACTGAAACTCATCTTAACTGGCTGTCTATATTTCCTTTGTTTCAGTGCATTAAGTATAAGTTTATTATTTACAACTCTACCCTTATAACCACACTTCCAACAATGATATATAGACTTTTCTAAATTAATCCACAGATGTTCTTTTTCATCATCACAGGTAGGATTTACACAGGTTATTTTAATATCTTCCATTTCTTATCCTATGTGAAATTTCTATTATATGGTTCTTCATATAGAATGCCTTACAATTTTCATATTATTGTATGCAATTATACTGGTTTTAAGTTTTACCTTACTATCATTATCAGGTATAAATTTATATAAAGTAGATAAAGATACACCAAATTCACGACATAATTCATCTAGTGTATTTCCATATTTCTTTTTAAATTTTGAGTTTTGTTTACTACCAACACATTTACTACACAACATTTTTAAGTTACTAATTTCGTGGTTCTCTTTATCACCATCTAGTTTTGTTGCTTTAAGGTTGGCAGTTCCGTCACCACATTTTTCACACTTATTACCACATTGTTTAAGTCTTTCTTTACGATTTAGTTTTAGTTGGTAATGGTTTGTATAATATGAATTTTCTCCACCTGTCCACCTACCATTACCACTTCCTTGATTCTTAATATTTACATTCTTCTGTACATTATATTTCGTCATTACTTCCCCAATTAAAAATTATCATCATTTACCCATGCACCATCTTTCAATTCTTGGTACAGTTCCTCATCTTTTTCACTTTCTACTACTTTCTCTAAATTTATTTCAGTTTGTAAGTGCTTAGAGACATCATCTATATACCAATTTACTAACTTCTTCTGCCATTTACTAGAAAAATCACTCTTTACATACCAATCTAACCAGTCTAAGTCACCAATGTCCTTTAACTTACAATCTTTATATTTACCTATTGGTATGATAAATTCTTTTACATGCTCTTCAAGTTTCTTCATTTAATTCCTTTCTATATAATAATGTTAAATATTGTTCTTCTTGTTCTATTGGTAAGTAGTCTGGTATTTTGTACATAAGACTTGATGAGGACCATTACAGTTATCACAATACGCTTTATTAAATTTAAACTTTTGAGATTTTTGCGTCATATATTCTACACCTTGCTAAGTCTACCCTACAATCAATAATACCACCTTTAGGACCAGCCTTCTGTTTACTAATTAGTATCCTAAGTCTATTTGCTAACCGTTCTTCATCTGTTTGTACAACGGTAAGTACTATGTGTGCTATGTGTGCTTTACCTTTACCACCATATATATCTTGTAATCCTGCAAACTCTTTACCGTAACTTGCTGCTGAAGTTTGAGTAGCTGTCCACAGTGGTATCATTAACTCGTGAGCCATAGCTTTTAACTGTCTAGCACCATCTTCTACTTCTTGCCATCTGTCTTTCCTACCAGTTCCACTACCAAGTTCATCGAGATAATCAACTATTACTAAATCAATATTTTCCATACCAGATAATACTCCACGAATTTTACTTGGCGTACAAACACCAGAAGAATAATCCTTAACGTATAGTAAATCCTTATGCTTTGCTACCTTCTTCTTTAACGTGGCTGATCTTGAGGGGTCTCTACGAAACAATATAAATTCTTGGTGGCTAAACAAAGAATCAAATCTCATGAATACAGTATCTTGACTATCCTCTAGAGTAATAACTAGTACTCTTTTACCACCCATAACTGCACCCCAAGCAAAGTTCAATAAAAGAGTAGACTTACAACCACTAGTTTGGGCAGATATTACACCAAACTCACCAGGACATATACCACCACTTAATAAAGTATCTAAATAACTAATACCTGTCGGAATTGGTTCTTGTCTCATACTACGTCTATGCAAAGATGACGTATATTCCAGTGGCTTATCTTCATTGGGGTCATACTTATTGACTTTACCAATTTCTTCTAGTAGTATCTCAATATTGTTTATGTCTACATTACCACCATACATTTCTAATATTTGTCTTAGTCTATTTTCTTTTATTTGATTACCAAGTTCAATTCTTATAAAATCTGTATTAACTGGAGAATTGAATATATCTACAATTAAACCTGATATTATTGGTAACTCTTCTCTTTCAAAATTTTGTGATGTTAATGTATTCTGTAGCATATACTTAAATATATCAAATGGAATACGTTTATGATACTTTTTATAATATGTTTCTACTATAAGGTAGAAGTACTTAAAATACTGATTGTCAAAGTTTGAATCTTCAACATATCCCATTGTTTCTTTTAGGAATTTTTCATCCTTAACAAAAGCCGTCAATAGTAGCTTTTCAAATTCTCTTTCCAAATTCTATCCTTTCTATAATTTATAGTGTGCTTTTACGCCAAAGCAGATAATAATTTACCCCCGTCCAGTAACTTAGCTTCTTTCTATTACCAAAAGAACTCACTTACCAAGGTTAGTTCCGCACTCATTAAAAGATGGCTGCTTCTAAGCCTACTTGCTATAAATTTATTTCCTTAACATTATTTTGAATTTAATACTAAATATTTAAGATGCTGTTCTTTTGGTATATAAGTAGGTATTGATGATGATATTGTAATATAACATATTTTACATATGTGTAGTACTTGTTTAATATTAATAGATCCTTTATTAATCCCACAAAAATCACATTTATTTTTCATCATACATATTTCCTTCCTATTATTTTCTTTAAATCTGGCATTTTTTCTAATTCCTTTTTAGCATAAAATTTCCATATTGCTGGATAGTCTTTCATTTTTAAACATCTAAACCAATAATAGAATACATCAAAATTCAACGCTTCTTCTATTGTGTAATCTTGGCTTATGTATGAAGCCAAGTAACGTTCTTGTTGGTTATATATCTCACTAATATCTTCTGATGCTTTATGTTCTTTCCACCTAGTCATTGCTACTGTACCATTCATCTGGTTTGGAAAAGGTCTAGTACCCTTATTCATAAACTGTACTCTCATAAAATCTTCAATTGGTATATCTTTTTCATCTAATATCTGCTTCAATTTTTTAAATGAATCTTTATGTAATTGCATATACTTACTTCTACGATGAATACTGTATGTACTATTACCATTTTCCCTTACTAATTGCTCATATAGATGTACCATTTCTAGTGGTGTCATTTAGTTCCTTCTCTAGTTTACGTTTTAAGTAAGTAAAATGTTGTTCTTTTGGTATATATTCTGGAGTATTGCTATAAATTTTAAACACTATATTATTAAATTTACGATTAGATCTCCAACAACTAACATGTGCAAAAAAGTTTTCACTTTGAAATTCATCACAATATACACACCCCTTAAATCCATTATACTTTCCCATCTGTCTTTCCAAATTTATCAAGTGCTAAACTAGCTTGAATACCCTGTTTAATCTGTACTAGCTTGTATTTTAGAATAATTGCTTGGTCTCTTTTAACTTTCATATTATTTAACAATTCTTTTCTTTTATTCTTTGTAAAATTGTCAAACTCTTTTAATTGTTCTGGGTCTGTATACATTGCTCTCATAGCATCATGACTTTCCCATATATTTCCTATTGAAGTTTCTAACGTTCCTTTTATTTTAGACCTTAATATTCTGTTACCTTGATCATGGTCATTATTTGGCATATATTATCAATTTTAATCGTTTAATATTATAAAAAAATGTGATATAAGCCTCTGATATTGTGTGTTACTCTAACTCAACCTTCCTGCGCCTGCTCTTAATTCTTCTCTTTTCGCTTTGCTCTTTCTTATTAACTCTGATTCATTGTCTTCAGTTTTAGTATATACTTCTATTTCATCTTTACCGATTCTAAATGAATTATATAAATCTTTAATCTTTTCATTTTCTTCAGATGGGTCATCTGATCTGAAAAACTCCATCACTCTATCACGTCCTTCGCTTTTAAAAAGCTCGGCAATTACTGTGTTAATGCTTGCATTAGTACCTATGCACACAATTTGTGCTTCATTAATGGCATATTCATTACCATTAAAAGAAACTGCCAACCCTCCATTTTCTCTAACATATTTAAGTGCTTCTTTATCAGTGATACTATCACCAATATAAATTACATCTTCTTTGCTTCCCGCTCCTTTCGCTAGGATTTCTTTAACAGCGTCAACCTTTCCATTAGCATTCATAACATGGACATTATTAAGTAATTTATAACACTCCATATTACTCATTTCTTTCCAAAAGATATTTTCTAGTCGATCAAAAGTTTTTCTTGTGTCTTCATCCAAGCTATCAATGCCTCTCTCACCATTCTCAGGTACGTTGATATCGGGTAAATCTATTATTTCGTAAAGAAACCCTTTTATCTTATTTATTTCCTGCTTGCTGAAATAATATTCATCAAGGTCTAACTTTGTACAATGTACATTCTTTCTGCTTACATGTAATTCATCTGCAACCAGATAAGCAAATTGCTCATAGCTGGTACTGACCTCAAAAACTGGCATTCTATTCTCATCTATTAAATGTCGATGCCCTGCTATTGCCCCATCAGTAAAATTAATTGGTTTAATGTTATTAATAAAATATTCGATACCTTTATTTGATACACCATATGCTCTTAGAAAAGGCAAAATAAGGCGTAAGGTATCACCGGCACTGTAATTTGGGTCTTTAACATACAAATGCTTGATGTCATCATACTTACTTATTTGTGCGAAAAACTTTTCTCCATGTGGCAGATAAAACTCTGAAAGATCCAAAGCATTATCATCTAAGCATGTGGGACCTTCGCAATCGGTAACAAATACTACATTTCCCATCATATTTCTCCTTTCTAATAAAGCTTTATAAAATACATAACTGTTTCTTAAAATGCAACGAAAACTTCATAGAGTGTAAAACACCTACCACATTTTAAATATTTCAACATCGTACCCATCATCTACCAATTTTCCTATCCTTATTTTAGTGTGCTTATTAAAATGTGTATTTCCAATCTCACCAAAACAAAAAATATCTACTCCCGTCTTTCCTTTATGAGTTCTTACTGCTCTACCAATCTTCTGTATTAATCCATGTGGACTCTTACCTGCCCAAGCTAATATTAATGTTGTTATATTAGGTAAGTTCACACCCGTATCAAATATATTAGATGATACTAGTATATCTATCTTACCTCTTATAAAGTCTTGTTTTATTTTCTCACGTTTAGTATCTGAAAATGAACCATCAACATATACAGAACCTGGAATTAAACCATGAATTAACTTACCATGATCATGTCTTTTAAATAAAATAACTACTTGCTTCCTATTTTTGGTTAAGTTAGCTATTATTTTATTCCTGTCTAAATTATTTATTAATAAATCTTCTATTGTTGAGTACCCACCAGTAAAATGAGATATTATAAAAGGAATAACATATATCTTTGGCTTAACAGATATACCTCTTTTCACTAATTCTTGCTGATCTATTTCAGAGATTGGTTGCCCTACTGCCGCTTCAATCATATAGTCCTTACCATCACTTCTCTCTGGTGTAGCACTAAAACCAATTCTTATGTTAGCGTTCTCACATTCACCAACAATACTATAGAATGTTTGAGCGGCAACACTGGCACATTCATCAATCAACACACCACCAAATTGGCTTAAATCAAAATTATTAGCACTCTGAAAAGTAGAGATTTTATAGTTACTACATGTCATAAACTGGTTACATTCTTTACTTATCTCAAATATAATATCTTTCCTATGAGCCAATATTAAGAATTCTACATCAGGAAAAGCAGATACAATACCAGCTATTACTCTACCTTTACCAGCATTAGTAGCTAGTTTTATAATACCTAGTTTCTTTTCAACTCCTATTTTTATAGCTTCGTATTGATATTCTCTTGGATACTGGTGTACTCCTGCTTTACTAACATATTCTGCTAAACTGTCTATATTAGGAGTAGGAAAAATACCTTCCATTGTGGCTTCTGGACATAGTTTTTGTATCCTATGTAAGAAGCCAACAGGGAATTTCCTATTTCTTAGGTAGCGTATTTTACCATCCCAGTGTCCACTCTTATATGCAGGACTATACCAGTAATTTGGTGATACAAATGTTAGAGCTTCCTCTACTTTATTTATATCAAACTTGCCTTCTATATGTGCTTTATTTCCTTGTATTATTATTTTCATTTCTTATTCTATTTCTTTTCCATCTTTTGATCGCCTGTTTACTTGCGTTATATGAGATGCCATAATTAATTCCTAATAATTCCAAAAGTTCAGTTTTTGTTACTGTACCAATTAATAATTCAACCAACTTATACTCAAACATGTCTACTTTATTACCACACTTTATACTACACGCAAGGTACCAATTACAATTATCATCCTTACAAGTAACTTTATTAAATATCTGCTGGTTACCATAGCAATGGTGCTTTTCCATAATTTATCTCCTGTTATATTTTGGGGAAAGGGAGCATTTTGCCAGTCATTCCATCTTTAGCTCCCAAAATACGCTGGCTTAGTATCGGGTTACATACACCCTCCCCACAAAATATAACAGGAAGATACTACCCATCAAACAAAATGTCCTTTCCTGGTATCCAATGTACACAAAGGAAAATAAGTAATGGTAATATAGTAACATAATAACTACTATATGGTACTTCTATACCATTAGAATATGCCATACAACATATAGTAACCATAAGTGTTCCAACAATAAAACTGAATAACCTAACAAATGTTTTAAGCATTTTTCTTCTCCTTAGCTTTCATAAATTTACCAATATGTTCTTTTGGTATATAACTAGGTACGAAATTATAAATATACTCTTTAACTTTTGTT